AAATAATATTTTCATCAAGATATTAATATCTTTATTTATTTTTTCTATCATAATATTTTCTCCTGATAAAATGTCATAAATATATTCTATTTCTTTATTTTCTAATTTCAACTTATCATGAACTTCATTAGAATATTTTGCATATTGAGAATACAGTATATTTAAACAATCTTTATCTGTATATTTACTTTTTATATCATCTTTAATATGCCTGTATGATGTTTCATTAATTTCTTTTATTGATTTATCCTTAAAAATATATGAATAAAAACACTTAAGTGTTTGTTCAGTAATATATCTCATACATGCTGTTATTCCCAAACTATCATTTAATGGTACATACATTAATAACATATTATATCCATATGTTATTTTAGAAATAAAAAATTCTACTTTTTCATCATTTATATACTTTTTTAATATCTCTATAAAAATATTAAAACTACATACTCTTTTATATAGCAAATCATACTCTTTATTATATCGACAATCAGGAAATACTTTTTTTAAAAATTCTTCGTATTCGCTCAACTGACTATTTTTTTCCATATTTCTTCACCAATATGTCATAATCACTTTCTTTAGTTTTTTCAGTTGTTTCTACTTTATTATCTTCTTCCATACTTTCTATCATCACTTTTTTTAATATCTGTAATTGTTCAACTAACTCTTCATATGTTGATTTATGTATTACACTTAAAAATTTTATAATTGATTGATTTCTGCTTTTTAACAAATACGGCTTACATGGAATATTTAATTTTAAAAATAATTCTTCTAATTCCTTATTATGTTTATATATCTCTCTATCATATACAATACTTGTTAAAATAGAATACATTTCCATCTTGAATTGATCAATATCTTTTATTCCCTGAGTTATCATTATTTTTTTATATATCTTATTCTTCATTTCTAATAGTAACCTCCTTATCAAATTCTATGCAAATATCTTCTAAAGATGTTATTAAATTTGTATCTTGTCTATCAGAAATAAACTTTGACATATCTGAAGTAATTAATTTGGGAGAATTCGGAAATACAGTATTAAATATCTTTGTATTATTAAATGCTTTTGAAATATTTTTCATATTTCTTTTTATTCCTTGTGACGGATTTGAATCTATTTTTGTAAATATTATTCCCAAACAGTCCAATGAATGACTATCAAAATCTCTTCTATATGTTGACTTTAATCTATCAACAACACTATCCAGCATGCTTACTCCCAACATAGAATATGCATCTGGAACAACAGGAACTAAATAAAAATCACTCGTTAGTAAAGCTGTTATTGTATAAAATGAATATGTTGGAGGACAATCTATAAATATATAATCATACTTGTTCCTAAAATCACTGTCTTCTACAAAATTACACAATATATGCTCTGCTGCCCCTGAGCCTATTTCTCTATCCATAAAGTAAACATTTAATTCTCCCGGAATCAAATGCAAATTATCTGTTAATTTATATACAATTTTTTCTATATTTGCACCTTCTAACATTGAGCCAGAAGTTCTATACAAATTTTGAATTGTTGGTAATAAATTAATATCTGTAATTATTTCATCATCTTTTATTTGTATCACTTTGAAATGCTCAAAAAAAGATTGTGTGCAATTTGCCTGAGGATCTATATCTATCACTAATACCTTTTTATTCATATTATTAGATAAATATAACGCAATTTCTTTGCACAAAGTAGTTTTACACACTCCGCCTTTCATATTTAAAAAAGAAATTATATTTTTATTCATATCATTACCCCCAATTATAATAAACATATAATAATACATTTATATATTTATTTCAACAAAATAAGACACCAACTTTCGTCAGTGTCTTAAGAGGGGATAATTATCAATTTAGGAGTAATGGATGCCGGTGAGAGCTGGCATCCGCAGGGGATATTATTGAATTTCAGACTGATATATGTCCGTGGCTCAGTGCATTCTGCATCTGTTCCACGATAAATATTACCACATATAAAACGAACAGAACGAACAAAACGAACAGACTTTTATTTTTCTTTCAAAAATCTTTCAACTGCCATCCTGCATCCATCTGCAGTATAATGCTTTCCCATACTGTGTGCAACTTTTATCCAGGAATATTTGTTAATGTATCTGTACGTAATCATCCTCCTCATAGTGCTGCTCTTTATCTGGTATATGTAATGCTCTGCAAGTGCTATCTGCTGTTCTATCTTTTCAAGAACATCTTCCTGCTGCGACTTTCTTAACATCAATAATGCCATCTGATTATCATATTCCGAATATGGGAAACCTTCTATCTTGAAATGCTGCTTGCCTCCATTTCCGCCTGATACACTATCTATTACAGTATATCCTTCCTGCTCCATCTTACTTATCCTTTTCTCTATCTGAGATATAGATTCTTTTAATGATTCTCTCTCCTTTACCAAGTCTTCATACTGTATCAATATTTCTTTGATATTGTACTGTTCTTCCACTCGCTACACCTGCCTATCTCTTATATTTCTGTTCTGTGCCATCCGCCATCTTTACTGTTATTTCTAATGGATACCCCTTAGCGTTATTACCTACACTTAAATAACGTTCCTTTATTATTTCCAATGGCTTACAATGTCCTTTTTCACAATGCTGTGCTTTGATTTTATCATTGTATTCTGTTCCACATATCTCACATATGTAATGTTTAACTTCTTTCAATATAATTACCTTCCTTTCGTCTCTCTCCACCAATTAAAATCCCAGCCATTATTAGTTAACTGCTGCCATATATGATTGCCTTTGTAATATGCCTTTCCTTTACCTCCAATCTTCCGGCATAGTCACCTGCGCATTACAATCCTTAATCAGCATCATTGTATTTGTGCTTGGTATCCAGTTCTTTACATACTCCACAGCTTCCTCGTATTTAAGCCTTGGTGTATTGCCTCTTGCGTTGACATTGAAGTAATCCTTATAATCGTGATTGATTTCTGAGAACACCTTCCTGCCTATCTCCTTATAAGCATTTGACTTCTTTCCACCTACCAGCTCTATAACCCTTGATGATATAAGCTCACCTAAGCTGTGCTGCTGTCCATAATCTATGTTCATTGTGTTCTCTAAATTTGTAACTCTGTCAGAGACATCATCTATCATACCTAACTGTATTCTCATCATTTCCTGTGTTGAAAGCGGCTTCTGATAACTTCCTGTCTTTCGTATGCTTGGAAGTACCTCTGATGTAACCCACTTCTTAAACTTCTTAGCATTAGGCAGCTTGCTTCTTAGTACAAGTGAATATAGTCCGCTCTCGTTGATTGCTGTCACTCCCCTGTTAGGAATTTCTAATGTTCCACAAAGTGACTTTTGAATTAACCGCCTGTCTTCTACATCAACATTATCCTGTAATGCCTTGCGATCGTTGGAATATCCTAGTGCCATTGTGATATCTTTTCCGATAAACCACACTTCATCATCCAGTACAAGTGACCTTATCTGTCCGAATTCACTATTGTTAAATATCTGTAGTTCCATTCTCCTTATACCTCCAATATTTTTTCACAGGTGTTTCATCCTTCCTTGCTCCTGGAATTATGAAACACAACCTGTTGTATGTCGCTGCTGTGATTAGTTCTGTACCATCTGCGTAAACAAGCTTCATCTGCAGGTCATATCGGTATCCCAGCTCCTTAGGAAATGTATCCGGGATTCGATTCCACTTTCTCTCCTCCGGTTCTTTATCCAGGAACTCATATATGCTCATCTGACCTTCACATTCATATACATCTGTCATATCAGCACCTCAATTCTTCATCATCAGACCTTATATGGAATTCAATACCGGTTTCTGCTGCCATAGCTTCTGCTATATCCTTCCACTTCACATATCCACCAACAAGACTTTCTGTATATTCGTTGAATTTCCAGATAAATCTGTTCATACGCTTAGTTCCAAATCCAAAATTATCCCTAAGGACGTATGAGCTCATCAGAAGTACTGTGTCCATTATTGTCTGTTTAATTGTTTCTGCAAAATGCTCAAGCTCTGTCTGAGATATCTTAAGTGGTACATCATACGCTTGTCTGAACTTAAGCTCCTCTTCAAGTCCATCTATACCCTTTTCCCTGGCAACTCTCAGGGCATATGACATACCTTCTCTTCGTGCCTGCTCCTCTTTGCTTAACTTAGCCATTACTTATTCCCTTCTTTCCTCTGTGCTGACTTCTTCGCCTGCTTCTGTGCTTCATCTTCAAGCTGTGCAACACGCATATGATTGTAACTGCAATAATATTTCATCTTTCCACGGACAATGCGCTTATACACATATTCCTCTAAACTGTATTTTTGCGTATCAATGGTCTTTCCGCACTTATCACAGCAGATACCTCTTTTAACTGGGAGTATTCGCCTTTCCTGTTGCACAGATTTTCTTATCTTCCTGCTGGTTCTTTGCCTGCTTGGAATTATTTAAGCTATTGCCGGGCCCATTTAAACCAGCTGTTACTTTTCCCAAATCATTACCCTGTGCAAGTCCAAATTCTGCCATCATAGCTGCAACACAATCTTCAAGTTTTGCACTTTTATCTTCAAGATATTTATCTAATCGGGCCTTGATAAACTGTGCAGTTTCCTCAGCTATATCATTAAGCACTGGTATATTCTCAAATGCCTCATAATGAGCCGCTGAACCATCAGGTTCAAATTCTGCCTTGTACAGTGCTTTAGCACTTATATCTGTGGCTAAGGCTCTGATTTTGATAAGTCTGTTAGTTTCTTCCGTAAGCGATTTACTAAACTGATTTACAGCTTCTAAATCCATCATCTCTATAGCTCCTTTCGTTAGTTGTCCAGAACAGAGTTGTAGAACTCGTCTGAATGTTTTGGTCTTTGGTTAAAATTATTAAATTTGTTGTTCACGCGCGCAGGCGCTATATTATTTAGTTTTCGTTTATGTTTATATATGGCTACGGTTTCTCCTACGCTTTTCCCTTCGGTTTGTACTACGCTTTCTGCTTCGGTTTCTCCTACGCTTTTTACTACGGATTTGAAAGTACAAATCTTATATTTATTAGGACTTCCTTTTTTCCCTCTCTGGAATTCTATAAGTCCAGCATCTATTAATTTATTCCTGTTTTCGACTAACGTAGCCTCTCTTGACATCTGACAACGAGACATTACTCGCTGGTTATCTACTTGTATCCACTCGCACCACCCTGCCATATTATTAATACTTAATAACTTGTAGTACAATAATTGCGCAGCACTCGGCAAGTAATGACTTTCGAGCCACCTTTCAAACCCGTTCAGCTGTTTTATGTAGTCGATACGCTGTTCTGTCATCACGGCTTCACCTCTTCCAGGACCACTTCTATTCGTGGGTTATGTTTATCTATGAAGAAATGATCTTCAAAGCCTACTATGTTATTCCAGCCGTCATTATCTATAACCTTGCATTTAACAAGTGCATCCTGTATGAACTTATGTGCAACTCCTGCTATATTATCAAGGTCTCGTTTTCTATTTGGCTCATAGAACATATATTTAAGTCTTATAGGACTATTTATATGTGTACGCTTTAATTCAAGCCTTATAGCGTTAGATATAATCACCTGATACTGTTGTTTCATATCATTTCCATTGCTATGCCTGTTATGAAAGCTTCTTTCCGCCTTTAAATATTCATTAAGACCTGGCAATGTACCTTTAATAGTAAATGTATAGAGCATTCAGCTCCTTTCCGCCCTGTGGAAGTATGCACCACAGGGCTTATATGTATTTCTGTGACAACGTAGATTGTGTGATATTATAAGTCACAGATAACTTCTTCCGAACTCCATTATGAAGTATTCCCTTGTTCCATAATGCTTTTCATAATATTCCTGTGCCATTCTCTTAAGCCTTATGTCTATAACAGCTGCAGACTGTCCTGCATGTACTCCATTAGGATGCAGATCCGGACGAAGTGGAACAACGAATCCATACTTCTCACTCTTCTTTCTGTTTGGTCCGCCAAATATATGATGACGTTCAACTGGTGATGTATGCGTGAATATGCATTCATCCATATTATCTGTAAATACACTTGTAAGATTCTTGCTCATATGCCCCACCTTTCCTTAAGTCTGTTAAGTTCCACAGGGGACATAGTATCTATCCCCTGCTCCTTAGCATCTGCTACAGTTCCATCTATCAGTACTGACATTTCATGTGTGTTATATGTATGGCTGCCTCTGATCAGCTTGTAGAAGTACACTTCTGAACCATTCTCTATGTCATATTTGATAAACTTAAGATGCGGTTCTTCCATCTCATAAGCCTTGTCCATAGAAATATTAGTCTTAATGATTGCTGGAACACCTTCTGATACTTCCTCTGGCTGTCCGTACAGTCCTAGCAACACGTTCTTCATCCTTGCCTTAGACATATTCATGGCATCTGCCAGCTTTCCTGCAAGAACATGAAAATATGCATTGGCATCCAAGCTTCGCCTTTCCCTGTGAGGCTTAATCTCTATATCAAGCTTGTCCTTATCTCTAAGTTCTATGAACTGTTCTGCCACATCACTATCAACTTCCAGTGTCAGCATCTGTTTCATTGTATTAAAGTCAATGGCTACATCCTTGTATCTGCCTGTACACTTCATTATTCAATCACCTGCTTAGAAGGTGTTGCTCTAAGTGCTTTCATTACAATTGGGAAGATACCTTCTGTAATATCTTCTAGTTTATCAATATTAAACCTCGTATATATTGTCTCATGCGATACACCGGTTCTTGCAATCTCCTGCTCAATCGTCAATATCTTAGGCTTTGTTATTTTCATTGCTTTTATTTCAGCTTCTTTTGCTTCCTGCTCTTTACGTTCAGCTTCTTCTTTCTGTTGTTTCTGTTCTTTCGTAACTTTTTCTGCTGTATCCGAAGTATCCAGATTATCATCTTCACTTATTTCCATAGCTATCATATACAAATATCTTCTGGCATAAGTAGTTACTGCACCTATATTCTGCATTGCCGTAGCACCCTGTATACTCACATTTGCAGTTGGTATACTGAATTCTATTGTATCTTCCAACTCCTCAAGATTAATAAGTATAAGACTTGCCATATTCTCGTTGATTGCGAATTTAAACAATGTCTTGTGAGCTGCTGCAATGCTATTGCAAGAAGGAAGAAAGTCAGAGAGTTCGTAATATTCATATTTGCTATATGTATTTTTTCCAGTCTTCACCAACTTCTTTGATTGCAATTCAACCCTCATCTCTGCAAGTTTTTCATAAATACTTTTTTTCTCTGCCATATTAAACCTCCTGATACAATACACCTGTACTATTTATATACTCACATATCTTATTTTTGTCAGATTCTGTGCAATATATCTTTATGGTATATTCATTTGGTTTATTATCGAAAACTGTAAAAGCTGCTGACATATCATCATTATCAGTATTGTTACAAGCCGCTATAAAAGTATCATCAGCACTTTCGACATCCTGTTTAATATTCTCTTTGTTAATTTCTTCCTGTCTTTTTTTATCTTCTTCAGCCTTACGTTCCTGCTCTTTTCTTAATATCTCTACCTTATCTGCCTCATATTTAGTTATTACATTAATGGCAATAGATAAATTAAGTGTACTTTTAAATGTATCTAAGGCTTTCTGCTCTGCATCACTATGCATATTCTTAATTGTCTCTATCGACATTTGGGCATTATTAACATATGTTTCTATAGCCTCTTTAATTTTTTTTGCAGATGTTCCCTTATTCTCCCACGTTTTATTATAAATCTTGCTTAACGGAAGATAGTCCTGCATTCCTTCTATACAGCTATCATATATCTGATGTATTTCTTCTTTTTTCTGTTCAATACGCTTATCCTCGTACTCTTTTGTCTGCTTTGCAATAAGTTCTATTGGCTCAGCTATGATCTGCTGAAGTTCTTTTATTTTGTCCTCAAAAGCGTCATATGGCTGCATGTATTTTTTCTTAACTTCTTTTCTTTTATCATCAAGACACTTACTAAGCTTTCTTAATGTTGCAACTGTGCTCTTTGCCTCAATAAGAGTATCTTCTGTAAATACCATTGTTTTATACAGATTCATAGATGCCTGTACATTTTCCTTAATATCATCAAAGTTACTAATGTTTAAAATTCCATTTGTCTGCTCTACAGACACAACCATCTCATTCATTTTTATCTCCTATGCCAATTTTTCTAATGATTTTTTATTTTGTTCATAAATCAGATTAAATTCATACTGTCCATTCTTTGTCACTCTGAATTGTCTTAAATAACGTTGCCTTTCATCCTGGCAATCACATTTCTCTCCAGGATCCAGATTAGCCCCACATATAGGGCACTCATAATTCCACATTGCTTTTTACTCCCAAATGTTCTACAATATAATAGATTTTTTATCATAGTTGAGTTGCAGTGGTTGCGACACTGCAACTCTTTTTATATGTTCCTGATACGATAATCACCAATTGGAACTCCTGCTCTGCACTCCAGCTTGTGAAGTCTTAGCATCCATTTAGATGCTTCTTCAATTCTTCCATCTTCTATAGCCGCATTGATTCTCTTGTTGAATGCAATTATTTCCCCGGTTGTTCTCACCTTGTTACTCCTTTCTGACATAACCTAACGAAGTCAAAGCCTGTTCATTAAGTCGCTGCCCGTACTCTTTCTTCTCTTTGTCTGACAGTGAATCGTAATCAATAATCTTGTCACCATCTATAATCTTTATTACTATGTTCACACTCTCACCTCTGACTTGTGGTTACTGTCTTATATGCTTACACTGAATGTCCTGATTACATCTTTTAATCACAATATGTCCTGTTGCAGTGTGGACACCCAGTAATCAGTGTTGAACCTGCCTTTTCTACAGAGATACCTGTTTTATATTCTCCGTGGTCCTGCTCTGTATAAATGTCTTTATTACAGTTCCAGCATTTACCATCTCGGGGTGCAAACTGTGGATAACCTTCTCTATCGCAATATTTATCCTGTGCTACTCTTGCTTCGCTTGAATTAAAATGCTCCATAGTATCACCTCTTCTTATCATCTCTGCATAAAACTAATATTGTTATACAGATAATAGTTGTTATTGCTACTGCCGTTATATTCATATTTTTGCTCCTTGTTTAAATATCTTGTTTAATCTTGCTTTTACTCCTATACTTTAATTACTGGTATTGCAGTACCTAGTTTTTAGGAAAGGAGTTTATTCAAAATGAAATTAAATCCTGATTGTATAAGAGATATCCTATTTGCAATTGAAGAAAAAACATCTATGAAAACGCTTTTTTATCTTGATGAAGATAATTGTCATACAATATTTCCTAACTATGATTTAGACACTGTCCTATATCACTTACGCCAATGCGATATGTATGGTTATCTTTATAATTCTTCACTAAGCTGTACTGGAAGTTGCACCGTTGTTGATTTAACTCCAAAAGCCCACGAATTTATAAATAATATCCGAAAAGATACAAACTGGAATAAGACTAAGGAAATAGCTGGAAAAGTTGGAAGCTTTTCTCTTAATGTGCTTTCTCAGATTGCAACTAATGTAATCACATCACTTATAAATTCATACACAGGTCTTACTTGATATGAAATATCTTCTTTATAACAAATCTTGAACATTCATCTAACTCTTGGTCTGTTGGGTGAATGTTTTTTCTTATCAAGTAATTAGATAATATCAGTTTATCTAATCTGTTCTTTATCCAACCAACAGCACATATTAGTGTTGTAGTCATAAATAGCAAATTCATATTCTCACCTCTTTAACCAGATAATCACCAACACTATTGTTGAAAAATATATTTGGAAGTTTGGATGTCTCTCCCTGAATGGTATCCTTATAACTTCATAATGCTTAATGCCAGATACTTTCATTTTCTTTATAGCTGATACTTCCTGTATAAATGTCTTGGCTTTCTCTTCTATGAATGGTTCATAACTACGGATAATGTACTTATATGTTTTCTTTTCAATAGCTCTCACCTCCTTGTATGTTACTTACTTTAAATAATTCTTGAACTTATGTTCAATTTTTGTTAACATTAACTTGTCCTTATCGGGCAGGAAAGGAGACTCTATATGCTACTTATAGAAAAACTTATCTGCCCTGTTCTTTTTAGTTAAGGTTGCAATTGTGGTTACCCAAAGCACGTTAAACTGGGGTATAATGTAATAATTGATATTGCGTAACAAATGCTCGCAAGAGTAACGGGTTGGAACTGGTTAATAAATCCTCACCATATCGGGATGTTCCTTGATTTCCACCAGCTAATGGGCAGGTAATTAATGCTGAACTAAAACAGCATAAGTGGTGGAATACTTGATAGAAACACTTAGCGTTATTATGTGTGATGAAAATCTGCAAAGTATAAAAAGTAAAAAAATTTAGCACTAAACTGTTAGAGATAACGCCTCTGACAGTTTTTTGTTTTATTACGAATTTCTTATAAAAAAATACTTTACTATTTCCTTATCTTCTATTTTCAACAACTCTTTCGCTTTGTATATTTCACTCTGTGTCCATTGTCTTACGCCTGTAAGTTTTAGCGATACACTTCTTTCAGATAATCCCATTTTTTTTGCAAAACTAATTTGATTTCCATATATCTCTTTAATTCGATTTTTCAATTTTTGATTATCGAATTTCACATTTAAGCCTCCTTATTTTGTTGCACAATGCAACTTTCTTTGTAAAAAAAATATATTTCAAATTCTGTAGGCTTAATTTTTAATAAATCGCATATCTTTTCAGCTTCATCTAAGTCCATCGGTCTTATATTATTAATTTTTTGATTTGCTGTCGATTGTGCTATATTAAGTACTTTCGCTACATCTTTTTGGGTGAGCTGTAATTCAGCCATACGTCCTTTGATTTTATTAGTATTAATCAACTCTTAAACCTCCTTTCGACATTCGCATTGTAGCATTGTGCAACTCAACTGTCAATAGCATTGTGCAACATTTTTTCTATTTTTTTATTTTATATATTGCACTGTGCAATAGTTTGATATATAATACGAGCATAAGGAGGAGCTTCTTAATGAATAATATTGAAATAGGAAAAAGAATACACAACGCACGTACTTTAAGAAAATACACGCTTGATGAAGTAGCTAAAAAAATTGGTGTTGCTAAATCTACGATACAACGATATGAAAATGGTAAAATAACAAAAATTAAACTACCTGTTATTGACTCTATTGCCAATGCCTTAGCTGTAAACCCAGCTTGGTTAGTCGGTAAATCAGAAGAAATGGAAATACACACTTCCATTAATTCTTCTAATAAAATTCTACAATACTATAACGTACTCAACGACCTTGGCAAAAAAGAAGCAACTAAACGTGTTGAAGAACTAACATATATTCCTTTATATAATCAGGATACTAATTTATTAGATGCAGCTCATTCTCTTAAGAACGCAACCAGCGAAGAGAATGCTAACGATGACGATATTATGAATGATGAGAATTTCTAAATAAAAGAGGGGATAAATTTGAATTACGAGGAATTACTTATTGAAGCTGATAGCAATAATCTGATTGCAAAAGAAAAACCTCTGCTCGCTAACGCAGGAAGAATTAAAGGAAATCGTATTGCTATCAAAAAGGACTTACCTACACAGACAGAAAAAGCTTGTGTCCTTGCCGAGGAACTTGGACACTTCTACACTTCCACTGGCAATATATTAGATATGTCAGACACTTCTAACAGAAAGCAGGAATTAAGAGCTCGCCTATGGGCTTATAACAAACAAATAGGCTTAAGAGGTCTAATTGATTGCTATAAAGCCAATTGTAAATCTATTCACGAAATGGCTGAATATCTTGATGTAACGGAAGAATTTCTGCTAGAAGCCATTGAGTGCTACCGCTCAAAGTATGGGGTGTATGCTAAATTAGATAATTATTTTATTGGCTTTATACCTACTTTATACATTATAGAAGAATATATGCAAGCTACAGGTTTATAATTATCAAAATAAACAACAGATTTATAATATACTTAAATAAAATTGCATTTATTTGTGACAAAAAATGGTAATTTATTTTTACTTTTTATATTGACAATTATGATTGAAACAGGTATTATAACTCAAGAAGATATGGCTGACTTGTTTGGCTGTGAATAGAGGACTTGAGATATATATCTCAAGTCCTCTATTTGCATTTAAGGAGAAATATATGAATAAACAACCACAAGAATTTTTAACAATTGAACAACAAATCGAATTACTTAAAGAAAGACATTTAATTTTCAATAATGAAAATTTTGCAAAAAGTATGCTTTTAACCCACGATTATTATGAAATAATTAATGGCTACAAACAATTTTATATAATCAAAACCGATAACCATAATGAAATATATAAACCTGGCGTAACATTTGAACAGATATTTTCTTTATTTTCTTTTGATAGAGCTATTAGACAAATGTTAATGTCTTCCCTCATTGACCTAGAAGAACATATGCGAAGCCTAGTTTCCTATGTCATTGCAAAACATTATGGCACAAAACATAAAAATTACCTAAATTCAAAAAATTATGTTAACGCAAAAGTATCCAATCAAAATTGGTCTAAAAATAATATATTAGCTTCTCTTAACTTTGTGATAGAACATCCAAAGCCTCCGATTACATATCATTTGAATGAATATGGTAATGTTCCGCCTTGGGTACTATTAAAGCAAGTATATATGAGCACACTATTTAACCTGGTAAGAATTCTTAAACCAAAACTTAAAGAAGAAGTAATAATGCTTGCCTACGGTGTATCCAGAGAAGTTGCTAAACAAGCTGAAATAAAGCAGTTATTTATGCAATCTCTTATTCTTTTCCTTGATTATAGAAATATGGCAGCTCACGGAAATAGGATGTACTCATTTAAAACTAAACACGATATATCACTTAATGAAATTAGTATTAAAAAATTGCGTTCTTATGGTTTAGATTTAAAAGAGATTGCTGAATACAATGGTTTAGGACGGCTTATCAGCCTTTTATATTTATTTAATTATAAAATGCCTTACCGAAATCTGGATTTTGTTTTTACTAAAGAGATTTATCGCCATTGTTCTGTGTATCCAAAAGATATATATCATTTAATTATATCCTCTGGATATAATCCAGAAAAATTTGAAATTAAGAACAAAAATTTCAAGTATACAATTGCTGAAATTGTAGATGAAAATGGGAATATAATTAACGAACAAAAATTTAATAGCATCTTCTCTAACAAACCTATCGTTAATGAAGTGGCTGCAACTCTTGAACAAGAGGATTCCGTCTTTATGTTAAAACATAATTATAGAAAATGCCGAAGACCTCAAACAAGACGTAATTGGAAGACTCGTAAGTAACCATTACATTATTATTTTTAAACACCATTTTATGTTATAGAATGGTTACAAATTAGGTATTATTAGCTTTAAACTAATATTGTGATTGAAACCTTTAAAAATAAACATATTATATTATTTAAAAAAGGAGTGAAACATAATGAATGCATTAGATAAGATTGTAAAAAGCAATCTCCAATAAAAGAAGAATAGCTAGTGAACCTTTTTTGGTACACACCAAAAACATCACTAGCTAAACTCATAAAATATATACGAACATTTAAATATGTCCTTTGCAACTAATCAGTTCACAAGAATTTTTGGCCGTTAGGAAAATCCTATTATAGCATTAAATTCCATAACGTGAACCACAAACAAATAATAACATTATGGTTGTTGAATGTCAATTTATTTTCACTTTTTTAACAACTTTTTAACAACTTTTTAACAACTTTATAGTCGATAAAATATAGCTTTTTTCTACATTTAATAATATTAATAAAAGCCCCTGTGCTACCAACACGAAAGAAGGTGAACATTTTCTTTTTCTTTGCATTCGATGAAGATACTGGTATAACTACTCCGTACCATATTGATGAACAGGACATTAGTCCAGAGGAGTTTGAATTTTTTAATAATACTATACGAAAAGTGTGGAGTGTACATGAAGATGAATGGTACTTTTCTATTCAAGATGTAATTAAAAATCTCACAAATAGTAATGATGTTAAACAATATATTAAGAAAATGAAACAACGCGACCCCGAATTAAATAACAACTGGGGTACAATTTGTACCCTGGTTGCAATGCCTGCCTCCGATGGTAAATTAAGGCGAATCCAAGCAGCAACAACTGAAGGCTTATTCCGTATCATTCAGTCGATTCCTTCAAAAAAAGCTGAACCATTTAAAATGTGGCTTGCTAAAGTTGGGAAAGAACGACTTGACGAAATGGCAGATCCTGAAAAAGCACTTGATAGAGGATTATCTTACTATCGAGAAAAGGGATATTCTGACGAGTGGATTAAACAACGATTACAATCTAAAAATATACGTGATGAATTAACGGATGAATGGAAACGTGTAGGAATCAAGGATTCTAAAGATTACGCTGTTCTTACAAATATACTTACTGCTGCCTGGTCCGGAAAAACAGTTCAAAAGTATAAGCAATTTAAAAACATACATAAAGAAAATCTCAGGGATAACATGACTAACATTGAATTAACTCTTAATCAGTTAGCAGAAGTTTCAGCTACAGCTATATCTAAAGCTAAGAATCCTGCTGATATTTCTGAAAGCAAACAAATTGCATCAGAAGGTGGAAATGTTGCAAAAACTGCACGCAAAGAACTTGAGGCAAAACTTGGTCATAGTGTCATATCACCATTAAATGCTTCTGACCCACCATCCTTGGAAGTTAAAAACAACAAGAATTAACTAAATAAAAGCCCCTGTGCTACCAACACAAGAGCTTTTACCACGATACTTACATAAGCTGTGCTTATATATAATACCGCCCTAGACAAGCTATATTATATCATTCATAGCACCGCTTTTGCAAGTGGTGTTATTTTTGTACCCATTTTTGAGTTGCACCGGTGCAACTTGCATATATTTTACAGAAAGGATGATTAATATGGCTAAGGATATACTTAATATGAAATCTGCATGTGCTTATATCCGTGTATCTACTGACAAACAGGAAGAACTTTCTCCGGATGCACAAAAACGTCTTCTGATAGACTTTGCTAAAAAGAATAATATGTCACTTCTGGCAAGTAATATCTATCTTGATAATGGTATTTCCGGCAAGAAAGCTGATAAAAGACCAGAATTTATGAAAATGATAGGAATGGCAAAAAGCAAAGAACACCCTTTTGATGTCATTCTTGTATGGAAATTCAGCCGATTTGCGCGTAACCAGGAAGAGTCTATCGTATATAAGTCTTTACTGAAAAAGAACCACGTTGAGGTTGTGAGCATATCAGAGCCTTTGATTGATGGTCCTTTTGGAAGTCTTATTGAAAGAATAATTGAATGGATGGATGAATACTACTCTATCCGTCTCTCCGGAGAAGTTCTACGTGGCATGACAGAAAAAGCATTAAGAGGTGGCTACCAGTCTTCCCTTCCGCTGGGTTATAAGATGAATAAAGACACTGGCATTCCATACATATATGATGATGAGGCTGTTATCGTACGTAAGATTTATCATGATTATATATCCGGCCATAGTTACTTAGAGATTGCCAGGGAGCTTAATTCTCTTGGGTACCGGACTAAACGTGGTTCGACATATGAAGGACGTACTGTGGAATACATATTATCCAATCCATTCTACTACGGTGCTGTAAGATGGAACAGACAGAAACATGATGACCATACTATTAAATCTGTTAGCGACTGGATCATAGCAGAAGGCAAACATGAATCTCTGATTGATAAAGAGACTTGGGATGAAGTCCAGCATCTTATAGCACTGAGAAGCCGTCCTTACAAAGCAAGAGCTGCAGGGCATATGAAACACTGGCTGGGTGGAATTGTCAAATGTTCAGATTGTGGTGCATCGCTAATGGCTGGACTTAATGCTACACGTTACCAGTGTGGCAATTACAGCAAAGGAAAATGTTCACATAGTCACTATATTAAAACTGTCGCGCTTGAACAGGCTGTATATGAAGCATTTGAACGTGCTTTAAATGGAAGTGTGGAATTGCATTACGAACTTAAAAAAGGCTCAAATGAGCCTGATACAGATGACATAAGTGTTATCTTAAGTCAGTTGTCTAAACTAGAGGATAAAGAAGCAAGAATTAAACAGGCATACCGGGATGGAATCGACACCTTAGAGGAGTACAAAGAGAATAAGCAGCTTCTTAAGGATGAACGTGCTGCACTTGAAAAGCAGTTAGAAGCATTTAATAATACTTCCAGTACAGACTCCAATGCTGCTATGCTTAAGAGCATATCAACTGTATATGACATTATAAAAGATACTTCCAAGGACACACTAACAAGAGCCAATGCTATAAGAAGTGTTGTTGACCATTGTGTGTATGATAAGGAAAATGATAAGCTGGAGATATACTTCTTTTTACAAAAATAA